GGGCTTTTCAACGTAAGCGCGGGATGCCACAGGAAAGGCAAACGTCACCGCCAGCGCGTCTGCTGCGTCAGGTGAGGCCAGTCCTCTTGCCCGCATTTCCTTTTTCCCTTCCAGGAAAATAGTACCCGACGAGTTCGGCTTCTTGGTCGGGCCGGTGAGGTCCGACTTCAGTTGCCTGTCCAGCGGGATGGACGCTGTCTTGAGCCAGTCCCGCATCGCACCCCAGATCTCGGCGCGCTTGTTACCCCACATGATGGAGTTCTTGGCTTTCCAGCCGAAGTTGACCCCTCTTACCTTGTACCGCTGTTCGTTCAGCCGGTCAAGGATGCCGTACCCCAGCCCGCCCTCGTCGATGACGGCCAGCGTCGGCTTGTACTCTTCGATAGCGTCGATGACCCGCCCCACGATCATCATGGTATCCTCACCAGAGTACCGCTTGATGGCGATGAGGTCGCGCCCCTGCCGCACCACAATGACGGTCGAGTCAGCCCCGCCGCGCGCCGGGTCGATGCCCATGACGATGGGGGCGGTCATGTCCTTGTACCGCTCCCGCTTCATGGCGTCGTCCACCAGCAACGGCCAAATGAACTGGTCATCGCCCACGGACGGAAACTCGCCGTACACCTCAACACGAGCTTCGCCGCTGTCCTCTCCGTACTCCGCAATGATCTGGTCGTACACCTGTTTGTCGGTGTCTTCCACCGTCCGCGCATCTACGGACGTGGTGTTCCAGAACGCCCGCTTGGAATGGAAGGTCTCAAAGAAGTACCCCTGGTTGCGCCGGGGATTGCTGAACGCGAACCAGTAGCGGTCCAGCACGTTCTCGGTGAAGAACCCCGCGCCCACCGCCCAGATGGGGTCCGGTATGCCGCTGGCCTCGTCAAAGATCAGCAGCATCCCGTCGTGGTTGTGAACGCCCGCGTAGCTGTCGGGGTTCTCCTCAGACCACAGCTTGCCTTCCGCCGCCCAGTAACGCGTTCCCTTCTTCAGGTCACGCTCAACCAGCTCGCACAGCCACTTGGCGGGCATGAGCTTGGTCGCGCTGATCTCCCACCAGTGTGAGTTGATGATCATGGCCGTCCATTTGGTCAGCTCGCCCCACGTCACGGACCTGAGCTGCGCTTCCGAGTTGGCCGAGATGATGCTGGTTGATCCAATGCGCGTCGAGAGCATCCACAGGATCAACCAACTGACCAGCGCCGACTTGCCGATGCCACGCCCCGACGCCACCGCTTTACGCAGCGTGTCCATCTGAAGCTGGCCCTTGTTGGCCTTGATGTGGTCCGAGATCTCCCGCAGCACCATGCGCTGCCAGGTGCGCGGTCCCCGAAACTTTGCCAGCGGCGTGTTGGGCTGTCCCCATGGAAACGCAAACAACACAAATTTTTCAGGGTCGTCCGCTATGCCGGGCGACCATAGCTGCGACATCAGCAACTGCTCTTCGTTGGATTTATAGATCGGCAGTTGTGCCATACATTAACTCTTTGTTGAGACCGCTGTTGACGCCATTTGACATGGGCTCCGCAGGGTCGTGGTCAATCAAGCGCGACTGAGCGTCTTGCAACGCTTGAGTAATGCTGATCTTCTGGTAAACGTCAATGGTAATCTCCTGCTTGGCCGTCCAGCCATGCGTGTGCTGCAAGATTGCCAGCGCCGCTTTAGCGTCGCCGCTCCGCGCCGCGTCGTGCAGCAAACCAGAGATCTCCATTTCGCCGTCAGCGCGCCCCTTCAGTTCAGCCATTTCCGTCAGCGGATCGAATTGGCATAATTGACGGTATTCGGCAGGCTGCATACCCGCAGCCAACGCCAGCGTGTCACCCTTCAAGCCTTTGCGCGCGGCTTGATAGATTGCGTCCAGCCGCGCCTCAGTCGCCTGAAGCTTGCGTGGTTCATGTGGGAGCGTGTGCCAGGTCATGTAAGACATTCTACATCATGCGGTTTGGTTTGGATATTAATTTTTTGCGGGGGCGGGTCGGTTTGATTTTTAAAAAAAAATTTTCTGCGGACCCTTCGTGACCGTGACCGGGCGGCGCAAGGCCCTACCCCCCTCCAAGCTTGAACATGGCAATAGCTACATGACCTAGGCAATAGCAACACAAGCAAGGCAATAACAGCGTAAGCTAGGCTATAGCATGGGGCTGCGCCCTGGCGCGCGATGGATTGCACAAATGAGCACTTGGCAATGCAGTCACCTATCGCCAGTGTCGCCAAGGCGGATTGCACAAATGAGCACATGGCGTAGCAGTCGGGTTGCGTGTTGCGGGCGGCATAGTGCGCGGGAGTGTCATTGGCAAAAATTGCACGTTTGCACTAATTGCATAGCGGGTTTAAGTCGCTCGCTGTACGCACACATCTATACTACATTCTATATATGTATAATTATGAATATTTTTCAGCTAAACAAGGGTAGAGTGTACATAAATGCAATTTCCCCGAAAATCCCCCACAATCCCGGCGAATTCAGCCGATTTGCGCCCTGGCTACGATAGCGATTTTTCTATTCAATTTTTTATGCAATTCTGCTAAACATCGCTTTACAAGCCTGAATTGCTCGTGTAAGGTCATTAAATCGAAACGGGCGCAGACAAGCGCCACCACAACGGGGACTGGCCATGATTGCATACTTTCACAAGGCGCGCGGCAAGGGCAACTTCGAACTGACCATCTGCGTCCAGCCTTGCAATGGCGCAGAATTCCAAGCTGGCGAGCGCATCGCAGTCAGCGGCAAGCGTGAGGCGCAGGCGATTTGCAAGGCGCGCGGTATCAAGCCTTGGAACTTCTGATTGACGCTCTAAGCGCACCCTACGGGGTGCGTCATAGAGCGCCAATTAGAGCGCCAACATGGAGAACGGACATGCACTACGCACACGATCATCTGCTTGACTTGGCAAAAGCTGAATTCGACGCGCGCGATAACCTCGCCGACATCTTCGTGACCATCGCGGAAATCGCGCCAGACCGCGCGCAAGACCTGGTCAGCTTCTACATTCGCAAAAAGCTGGTGAAGCTGGACCGTTCAATGCGCCGCTACAACGTCAAACACGGCGCGTATCTGGACCGCGATTTCATCGAACATTATGCCGCCCACGGCGCGTTCTAAGAAAGGGTAAGACAATGCTTTACATTTATGGTGACGTGACCGAAACCAAAATCGAGCGCGCAGTGGAGCAGGCGTTCGACCGCGCAGACGCACAACTGATGCGCGGCGAGCTTACGCAAGACCAGTACAATGATCTGTCAGACCAGATCGGAAATGACGCCAACAGGCTTTATCAGCAGTTCGTCACGCCATTCGCGCATTTTGCCGGTGTGCGCCGCTAACAGGTCGAAACGGGCAACCGCCCGTCACGGCGTAACGCGCCGTCTGATGAGACCAAAAAAGGAGCCGGACACATGACGAACTACAACGGTTGGACGAACTACGCCACATGGCGCGTTAATCTCGAAATTTTCGACGGCATCGATCCGTCCGAAATGGGTTGGCTCAAGCTCGACAAATGGGATTTCGCTGACGCGCTGCGCGAGCAGGCGAAGGACATCATCGAAATGGACGTGCGCGAGGGCTTGGCGTTGGACTACGCTCGCGCGTTCCTCGCCGACGTCAACTGGCACGAAATTGCCGACGCCATGCGCGACGCCTTCGCCGACGATTTTGCAACCGACGAAGTGGAGGCGTGACCATGACCGCGACACACAACAAGCCCTGCGCCGCTGCTAACCTTAACTCTTACCGTTACCGTGGCCGCTACGGTTTCATCATGATCGGCGCGCATGACGTGCTAGACGCCCTGCGCGAAGCGGCGCGTTCAACCGACGGTGTGACCGTCGCCAAGCTGGAAACGTGGACCGGCGTCAAGTATGAGCCCGTCATTTGCGACCGTTGTTAACCCCGTCTTAACTCGGCGCGCGCTACAGTTAGCGCGCGTCAACCCGACGCCTTGGGGGCCACACCATGCGCGTAACACCTATCACGCCGACCACACCGCCCGCCCGCACCCTAGCGCGTCGCACCCCGACCCTCCCGCAACGGAACCTGTCCAATGATCGCGATAATCGAAGCAATCCTGACCATAACCGGCCTTGCAATCGCAGGGGCGATGATCGCCCTGGCTCTTATATAGACATTGAGGTTTGAACATGGCTAAGCGCAAAAAATCCATCGCCGACCCGCACGGTGATCAAAAGTCCTATCCTCACCTCGCCGGGCTGGATCGCTACCGCCGCGCGCCCGATCCCGATCGCCGCGCGTATGGCCAGGCCGTCATGGCC